AGCAATAAAGCGACACTTGAAATAGACACGCCGGAAAGATGCTATCGCTGCCCGTTGTGTCATGGGAACGGCTACACAGGATATCACTGCGCCGTTTCTTTTTACGAATTATCCGGTCTTAATCGCAAGATTAAAGCGTGGGAACTAAAACGCCCGTCATTTTGTCCGCTAAAGATCGTGGAGGTTGGGGAAAGATGAGTAAACGATATGTTGTAAAAGTGATCATTGCAATGATGTTGGTTTTCTATTGCGCGCTGTGGATTGTGTTTCAAGTTGACTCCCTGAAAAGTCGCATTGCGCAACTTGAAAGCGCCATCGGAATTAACGATGACTGGCAGCCGCAGCCGTGGATGTTTCAACCGGCAACGGAAGAATGTGATCCCGATGAACACTGGAGGTGCTGGGAATGACAGACCAGGAACTTAACGAAATCGAAGCGCGGGATGATTTCACTATACATTGTCGTGGTGACGTCTCCGCGCTTATCGCGGAAGTCCGGCAACTCCGCGCGGAAAGGGATGTATTAGCCAATGTCGTTGCTGATAATCATCCTGAAGGTTGTCCTGCCGGTATCGGTGAATGTAATTACCCGGATTCGCCGGAGCGCATTTGTTTACCTAAATCATGCTGGCTTGAATTTGCGCGGAAGGAAGTTGAGAAGGCATCTTCTGACTAAAATATGTACAATGCCGTCAAGCGCCCAATTTCAACTATGCCCCCGTAGCGCCTGAAATCAGGAACTTCTATTTTTTGATACCATATGCCATTATGTAAACCTATGGCAAAGAAGAACGGCAGACCATTGGCAGAGATAGACAAAAGTCAGTTTGAAAATTTGTACGGATTGCAGTGTGCAAAATTTGAAATATGCGCATTTTTCAAGGTGACTGACAAGACTCTGGACAGATGGTGCAGGCGAACTTACAAGGGGGGTTTTTCCGACATTTTCTCCCAAAAAAGAGGACTTGGGAAAATCAGCTTGCGCCGGATACAATTTCGACAGGCCGAAAAAAGCCCCGCCATGGCAATCTGGTTAGGCAAACAATGGCTTGGTCAGTCTGATAATCCGGTTCCGGAATCAAAGTCTGATTACGATCCCGTGGCGCGATTACGCGAGTTTGACAAGATTACGGCGGAAAACAATGCTTCACCTGATTGATTTCAGTCGATTATACGCCGCTGAAAATTACATACAGTGGCATAATCTGCCGTATTTCAAAACGATTCAGTCAGAGCTATATGACGCAATGCGGACGGGCAGAAACAAGATATTTGCATTGCCTCCCCGCCATTACAAGACCACGTTTATTTGTCGATATTGGCCGGCGTGGTCACTTGCTTATTGGCCGGATTGTAAATTTCTCAACCTGTCGGCGACAAAGGAACTGGCGTCTGATAGCGTTCAGACTGTCCGAACAATACTGGATTGTAAATCGACGCAACACATCAGCGGTTACTCGCTACGATCGCGAAAATCACAGGTTACCCGCCGTCAGGACATATTGAAAACAGAAGCCGGCGGCGCTATTCGCGGTATTGGAATGGAGGGTCAGATTACTGGCTTCGGCGCTGGTAACACAAGGCCAGGATATGCCGGCGCGGTAATCATTGACGATCCACTTAAAACACAGGATGCCTTTTCAAAAACCGCGCGCGATAAATGCCTTAACTATTTTTCACAAACCATTTATTCCCGCCGCGACAAGCCTGAAACGCCGATTATTCTTTCCGGCCAACGTGTTCACCAAAATGATCTTATCGGTGAACTGTTACGTCGGGAGCCTGGGCAATGGGATTTAATCAAGATTCCCGCCCGCGCTCCGGATGGAACGCTGTCAAACCCATTCGCGCTTGACCACGAATTTCTAGACCGTCTGCAAAAGCTTGATCCGTTCACTTATGCCGCTCAGTATCAACAGGAGCCGGAAGGCGACGCCGTACAGGTTGTTGACGTTTCACAATTTACAAAGATTGCTGAATTGCCGAAACTGCGCGGGCGTAGTTTCCTTACGATTGACTCCGCAATGTCAACGAAGGAATATGCCGACAGAACCGTTATATCACGCTGGCTGGCAAATAAAGACGGGCTTTATCACCTCGGCTGCACATTTGGCCGTTGGGATTTCCCGCAGTTGCTTGACGAAACCCGCGCCGCATATCGCAATATGGTTAACGAGCGCGGATCATGTGAAGGCTACGTGGAAGACCGCGTTTCCGGCACGTCATTACATCAAACCCTGCGCAGCGAATTACGAATTTATCCCTGGCTACCGAAAGAATACCGCTTCCCGGAATCAAAACAGGCGCGGGTACAACACTCGCTTCCCATGCTATATTCCGGCAAGTGCATCTTTACCGCACACACGCCCCAGGAACTCTACGACGAGTTTCACTGGTTCCGAAACGACATGTCGCACGATAATGATGATTTCGTAGATTCTGTAACCATGGCCTGTTCTTTATGGCTCTACTGGGGCGGAATTGTAACTTTGTAACTTTGGCGCTTCCATTTTTGTTTTTCCCCTTCACTATTGCCCAGGAGGGACGAAAATGGCTTCATTTTTACCGGTAGAACAAACAAAAAAATTTATCCGCCGTGTCAGGGAACGCTTTTCGGCTTCGCCTGTTGTCGTCAGTCAGGATAAAAGGCAGAATCTCGCGCCAAACCGGAATGAAACCGTATCCCGCCCCAGCCAAAAACTTCCGTTTGTCATTGACAATGTTTTGCTAAATCTGCACCCGGCGTATGTTTACGACGCTCTTTACCGTCTTTACGTCGGCGCATGGGAAGTGCGTAAAATCGTTGACATTTACGTTGACGACGCCATGCGCGACGGTTGGGAATGTCTCGACAAAGACGGGAATCCGCTCCCTGTCAATTCTCGTGTGAAAGTATTTGAACGCACTGTAAACCTGCCGCATAAAGTAGAGCTATTGTTTCAACAAGCGCGGTTATTCGGCGGTTCGCTTATCAGAAAAGTTCGTTATGAAGAAGAAAAAGTTATCCGTTTGGAAGTCGTCGATCAATCACGAATACAGCCGGTTTACGGTGCGGGTTATGGTGGGTGGATAGATCAGATTCACATTGACGGCGTAATTCAGACAAGTCCGTTTGTTCAGGTGTCCGGGTTTGCGTCACGAACGATTGACACGCAGCATTCACAAGTTGGAATAAGTGGAACGATAACGCGCATGTATCCATTCGGCTTGTCAATCGTTTTCCCGTTCATATCGGTACTGATGAAATCATTCGGAACGCAGGAAGGCGCGTATCACCTGGTCAATCTTGCAAGTTGTCTGATTGCGGGCGTGAAAAATCTCAGACAACGGTACGCTCTCAGCGATGACCCGACCGGCGGCATTGAAGATATAATAGACCAAATAAACATGTACCGCGGCGCGGTAGTAGACGCCGATTCGGTAACATTCCAAAATCATAGCGCATCTTTTGGCAGCGTTCCGGAACTGGTCATGTCCTTTTTACAGATTCTTTCCGCCGCGTCTGACATTCCGGCAACGCGGTTTTTAGGTCAAGCCCCCGGCGGACTGAACGCAACCGGCGAATCCGACCTTGAGAATTATTACAACGCGATTTCAGCCTACCGCCGGAAAACCATTATCCCGACACTGTTAAAAATCTACGAAATGTGCGGCTTTAACGAAGTCGCGGACATTAAGTTTGAACCGCTGTGGAACCGGCCGGAAACCGAGATCGTCCAGGTAGAACAGCAGCGCGTGGCGTATATATCGCAGCTTATCAGCGACCGCATTATCACGCGGGAGGTGGGTTTCCAGCTTTTGCAGAACCACGGGATTATCCCGGAAGATATGAAGTTTGACGCATCCGCCGGTCAGGAAGATATGGCGATGATGTCGCAGTTTTTGGGCGGCGGCGATGAGGATGAGCCGGAAGATGAGCCGCCGCCAGGCGGTCAGCGCGCCAACAAAAAGCCCTGGAATCCAGACGAGCACCCAACGGATGACGACTCCGGACGATTTGTTAAAAAGGGCGGTGACGGAGAAGGCGTCAGAGGCGCGGACAGTGCAGGCGAAAAGATTGAAGCGGAAACCACTGGTGGCGAATCAGAGCCAAGCCCTGCGGAAACCAGCGAAGAGGCGGAAGCGGTTGAAAGCTCTAAAGAACTTGTCAGGCTTGAAGGAAACGAACTCGGTGAATTTTCATCAATGAAAGAACTTCGCCAGAAGGCAATGACCCATGCCGAGGAAAATTTTATCGGAAAGAAATTTACCAATGAATCTACCGGAAACGAGATTCAGGTTTCAAAAACCGGCGTCAAACATACCATAGCAAATAGCGGCGATGAGTTGGTTCGTACCATACCGGCAATTCCTTCGCTTATTCGTAAGGCAAAGATGGTTTCTTCCGAGGACGACAAGTTTGGCGATCCAAACGTCATGGCTGTTGAAACGTACAATGCACGGATTGAAATAAGTGGCAAGGAACACACGGCCATCATGACAGTAAAACTTAATCGGGATGGTCGCAGGTACTACGATCACGGTCTTGTGAAATAAAAAACGGTCGCCGTTTAAGTAAGGTGCGTCCCGCTGCTAGGGCGGACTGGCTTAAACCTCCGGCAACCGTTAATGAAAATATTATAGCGCCAGGGAGAAGAAAATTCAATGAGCATATCAAAACAACCTAAGTATGAAATCAACATCCGATTTTTTGACCTGGATGAGTTGCAGGTAGAAGAAGGGGACAATCTCCCCGCTGCCAATAGCGACGAAATCAACATCAATTTTGTCGAACCCCGCGAAAAATCAAGCATCACGCGGGATCAGAAGGCACAAAGGAAGCGGCTGGTATACAGGAAGAATGAGAATGGATAACTTCAAAGCGGTGTATCGCATTCTGAATTTCCTGAAAAAATCGGAACAATATGACGAGTTCGACAGCGAGAGCTTCACGTCTGAATATTTCGGTCTGACAGTCAACCAGTGGGCGGGCACTCTGGAACGGATGATAGACGACGGCCATATCAAAGGCGTTACGATTCGCTTTGGATCGGACGATTACCCGGATATCAGCCTTGCGCGTCCCCGGATAACCAGTTCTGGGCTTGAACACCTTGCGGAAAATTCGTTTATGCGGAAAGCGGCAAAGCTCGCGAAAGGCATACGAGAGGTTTTGTCATGAAAGGTACGCGTGATGACAAGAAGGCTTAATCGTACCCCATCCGACGCATTGATGACGCGCCTCAGTGGAATTCTTGACCGCGCGGTTGCAGGCACTATCCAGCACATGCTGGACGGACTTGACCGCCGCGCAATTCGCAAAGCGGAATTATGGAAAGGCGACGGAGCGCCGCCAGTGTCATATTGGAGAAAGATACACACGGTAGCTATGAGGAAGCGCTGGGATTGGCGCGTCGATCAGCTTGTCAGGCGTATTGTGAGGGTGAATCAGAATATTCATAGAGAGCAATTCAAGCGGATGCTTCTTGCCGCCGCAAAGAATCAGAGACGCGATCCGAAGCGAATCTTTGACGAAAATTTTCTGCTTGACGGGCCAAAAGTCGCCATGCGCATGAAAACGTTTACCAATCGTTCCGCGAACTTAATTAAAAAACTGCCCAGGCAATACATCAGCCATGTCGCCAAAGATGCTGGAGACGCCTACACGGGCAAGCTGACGCACACAGAATACAAACAAAAGATTATTGAAGCAATCGGCGCTCGTACAGACCAGCAGAAAGAACGGGCGGCGCGTATTGCATGGGATCAGGTCAGCAAATGCGGAGCGATGCTCACCCAGGCGCGTTGCGAAGACAACGGAATAGAGGAATACATCTGGAGAACGGCAAATGACAAACTCGTTGCCGGACGACCGGGCGGTCTATATCCACCGCCAATTGACGATACTTCCAAGTTTCACGGCGATCACTGGGCGCGGCGTGGAAAAAAATTCAGGTGGGACAACCCGCCGCCGGACGGCCCGCCGCAGTTTGCCATAAATTGTCGTTGTGTAGCAGAGCCAATTATAACGAGTTTTGTATGATAACAGAGCCAGAAAAAATTGTCGTAGCAGCATGTATATTATTCGGATTAATAGGAATAATTATATTGATATATTGCGACGGTATTTCTGGGAAAATCTGTAAATATTTCGAGAAGTATTTCAGGGGTTAAGATTATGAGCGACGGTTTCAGATATGACAAATTTTACTTTCCACAAGCAGGATATGGCCGTGTTGGCAAAGATGAGTTTCAGAACCCGCGCCTTTTAAAAGATATTGAAGCTCATGGAATTATAGCGTGGTCAAATCTGACCGATTATAAGTATCTTGATGATGGATTGGCTGTCGTTACTTATGAAGGCCGCATTTATTATGCCGCGCAAGCTTCCGGACCGTCTACCGCGTCCGGCGCTGTTACGCCGGGAACGGATTCGGGTTACTGGATAGCGGGACTTCCGGGAATTGGCACAGGCGGCGGCGGAATTTCCTTTATTTCCAGAGATCCCCTATACCTCGTCGCCGATAATCTGT